AGCCAACTTGTCCTTGGTTTCGGAAATGGCATCCTTTAAAAGTCGCTGCTTCTGAGCTAACAGCTCCGTATTACCGGGGTCGAGCTTGAGGAGTTTCTCCACATCCTTCAGCTGTGCCTGGGTATTTTTAATTTCGCTGTTTACGCCTTTCAGGGCGGTTTGTAACTTGGTGGTATCGCCGCCGATTTCAACGGTAATACCTTTTATTCTGCCTCCGGCCATTGGTTACTCCCCCTTTCTAAATTGTTTCGCACGATTTCAAACTTTTTCCAAATATATTCGCACGATTTCTATTGACTTTTTCATCAGAATCGCATATAATATAATTGAACCTCGATTAGAAAGGAGATTCGACCATGATTATTACCGCTACTGAATTCAAAACCAACTTTGGCAAGTACCTTGATTTACTGTCGCTTGAGGATATTTTCATTACAAGAAACGGAAAGACTATTGCAAAGCTTGTCAATCCTCATGTATCTGCCGTGGATTCCATCTCCGGCATTCTCGCGGGAAAAGTATCCGCCGACCTTGACAGACATTCTTTAAGAGAGGCTAGGCTTGAAAAATATGCGATTGATGATTGATACAAATATTTTCCTTGATGTCCTCTTGCAAAGGGAGCCGTTTTTTGAAAGCTCGAAAGCCGTTCTCAAACTCTGTGAGGACAAAAGTGTGCAGGGATTTCTTTCCGCATCCAGCGCCACCGACATTTTCTATATTGTGAGAAAAGGTCTGCAAAGTACTGATGCGGCATATAAGGCACTCGGTTCCGTTCTGGACATTGTAAAGGTTCTGACCGTCACAAATGACGATGTACTGAATGCTTTTATGCAGAAAGCGACAGATTTTGAAGATTGTCTGCTTGCCACCTGTGCCAAGTCCAACAAATGCACTGCCATTGTTACACGAAATAAGAAAGACTTCCTGGACTTCGGCATCACTCTGATGTCACCGGAAGAATTAATGAAAAGCAATTAAGCCAAACCCCACCTCAGTTATGAAGTGGGGTTTTGCATTAGAAGGCATCCATCTGCTCCTGGGTTGCTAAAACCGCATATTCCTCAGAACAGCTATCATTTTGGCTCTCAAGAACCATGTCTGTGACCATTCCGATGGTGAGCAGGTCGAGATCCCGAATGGAGATCCCTAACTGCACACATCGGAGCATAAAGAGCGGGGTGGTCATTTCCCGCTCAGTTTTTGGAAGTTTTTTTTAGACTGCGCTTCCGATTCGATATTGAGACCCCACAGTTCGATGATCTGGGGAAGCACCTGATAGATAGAAAAGGTGTTGAACTGATCAAGCCATTCTTCCGGTGTGTCCGGAATGGTCGGATCTGCATGCTTCGCCATAGTGAAACTGAGATTTTCGAAGAGTTCAAGCGAGAAGGTGTCCAACATTGAACCTTCTTCAGTGCTGTTGTCCACTGCCTTTTCAAGCAGAGCCAAATCCTTATACACATCCCTGCGGAATCTGATTCTATAGAGACGGGGAATGGCGGCTGAGGCCTTAAACAAGACCTCTTTGCCATCGATTTCGATTTTTTTCGTAATAGCCATAGTCATTGTCCTCCTGAATACTTATATTGATTGAACTTGAAAATTTGTGTTTGCAAATGAGCCGTGGTACTTTATAGCCGCTTTGTCATAAGCCTGTGCGGCTTCTTCCTTAGTCGGAAACAACCCAAGATAAATAATCTTGTTGTTTACACCGATGTCTGCCCGGTATTTCCCACCCTTATGAAGACTGACACCTTTTAAACCGGCTTTATTGATTTTCGTGACCGGTCTGTTTCGACAGTTTTCTTTCACCTTGGCTACTCGCAAGTTTTCTCTGCGGTTATCCTTTGTGTCCAAGTTGATATGATCAACAAAACAATTATCAGGTTCGTTCAATACAAGTCGAGAGAACAGTTTTGTCCCTCCATCGATATTCGTCTTTGCATATCCTTTCGCATCGATGAACCATCTGTATTGCTTTACTAAATCATAGTCTTCAGGGCTAAAAATAAATGAATCACCGCTTCTGCAGTAATATCGATAATGATCTCCTTCTTTGAGAATCTTTGAGCAGTCTTTGCATCTTTTAACTTTTCCTCTTTGCAGGTTGTCCCGAGTTGCCTGCACTGTGTTTCCACAGGAACATCGACACGCATAATATCTGTGCCGTTTTATCATTCCCAAATGTTCAATCACAGTGAGTTCCCCAAACTGTTTTCCAATGATGTCATTGGGATCTATAATCATCTGCATATTTCTCCCTCGCATAATTAAAGCAGGGATATTTCACCCTGCTTTATCTACGCACTATAGCTTGTTCCGAATTATTCGTCTTCAACCGTCAGGGTCAGCACTACCGTATTGCCGGTCGTTCTTCCGGCATCGGTCAGGGTGACGGTATACAGCACATCGGTTCTCGTTTCTTCGTTGGTCGTCAGCGTCAGGGTCGAACCGGAAACAGAAGCCTGTACCATACCGGTTGCTTCACCGTCAACGGTGACTGCCGCCGTTACCGTACCTACCGCATTGAGAATTGTTGCCGTTCCGCTGTCATCAAGTCCGAGAGTCAGGCTCGTAGGATTGACGGCAAAGTCGGTGCTCTGCGGCATATACACAGAAGAGAACCAGCTGTTGTATGCCGTCGCATTGGTGGTGTCGGACGTTCTTGCCTTAACATAGCCGCCTTCCAGAGGAGCCGCTTTGATGGTCAGCTTTTCGGTCTTGACCTCAATGTCCTCTTCCTTGGTGGCAGATTCGATGGACGGACGGGAAGCCGTGCAGTTGTAAAGGACGTGACGGATCTTGTTCTTATCCCCATCGAACTCAAAAAGCAGCGCAAAGGCAGCAGTTTCCGCTGTGGCGTCTTCCACCAGCACATTGTTGCTGTCCAGCGTTTCTTTCAGTACATCGGTACGGAAAGAGTCAGGAACGAGGGCAATTTCAAGGTCGCCTTCATATCCCTGGTTGTTGGACACAACATAATAGGCGTATCCATCCGCAAAAAAGATGGACGGTTCACCGTTGGCTTCCAGGGAAAGCGATACTGCGCCGGGGATATGCACCGGCGTTCCGAACACAGGATTTCCCTGTGCGTTAAAGGTGAGAAGCGCGTAATGGACGTTTCTCAGGTTATACTTCACTTTGTTTTTGGGCATTTTCAGTTACCTCACTTTCAAATGAATAAAGAACCTCGTAAAGCTTTTCGGAGTCGATCCAGACTTCCGATTTGTTGTAGAAGATCTCGGCTTCATCCAGCACATCTTCCACGATCAGCTCCGTTTCGGGGTCCTTGTAGTCGGTATACAGTTCGATGTGAACTGTATTAAACTTCTTATACACTCTGCCGTCTGCGGAGAAGTTGTCGCTTTCCGGACAGAGGTAACAGATGAAAGGCGGGTCGGGTGACTCACCTTCCGCAAAATGGTCATAGGCATACGGAATGCCCATGGCTTTTAATAGTTCTACAATTGTTTCCATAGGCTTATCCCTCCAGCGCCTTTTCGATGTCTTTTAAGAGCTTATCCTCTGCCGCTTCTTCTGCGGGTGCGATATGAGGAATGGCTCTTACTCTTCCACCGCCGCGTTTGGCATGACCATGCTCCAGAAGATGAGGCAGACCCGGAACAGAGGAATACACCGTAACGGTCAATGCGTTGGACGATTCATCGGTGACTTTCGTTTTCCAGCTTTTCGCATATCTTCCGGTTCTCACCGGGGCATTGGCGGAGACTTCTTCCTTACAGAGCTTGCCCGCGTCCTTGACGGACTTTTTCATTCCGTCCACAGAGAGCTTGGCATATTCCTCCAGCCCTTCTATGACGGCATCCGCAAGTCCGTCAACCGATACCCTTTCCATGCCTATCGCCTCGCTTTCATGCACATGATCTTTACAGATTTTTTCCTGTAGTTCATGTGATCAATGCCGGTGATGTCGTAAAGGTCGTCCTTAAACGAAACACGGTATTCGGTAGAAGTAACAAAAGAAAGTGCCTGACACCAACGAACGGTAAATGCGATCTTCCCCTTTTCCACCCGCTGTCCGACTTCTTCCGCTTCGGAGCTGACGGAGCTTTGTTCACCGCTGACCGTTGCATGGCAGGTATAGTAATCCGTCCAGACCTCACGATGATTTCCGATAGCATCTACAGTCGGT